CTTGCGATGCCTGTTACCGTAGTGCTCGCTGGCATGTATGTTCCAGTTACTGCTTGACCTACGCTGATGCCGGTGTTGTTTGAAACTACTACGGTTGCATTGCTTGTTGATACAGTGCCGGTCTTGGTGCTTAAGGTAGTCATCGTTGCAGCTTGACTCAGGGTCAGCGTGGTGGCATCAACGATGGCGCTGATTGTGGTCGAGCTTGGGATGCCTAATCCAGACACCGGCTGGCCTGCGTTGAAGTTAAAATACGATTCTATGGTCATTGATGTGCTTCCATTAGTCACAGTACCAGCAAGCGTGAATGGCGTGAAACGTACATTGCAACTGCTCAGCCGTTTGCCACATACATCACTGCCGCTTGACGCTACCTTGTTGTCGTTGATGTCGTAGTAGTCAGTGCCCGTGTATCCACACTCACCACCGCGATAAGCCCACTGGCATACATTGGCAATGATCTGCCGTCGTGGCAACATCACACCAACAAGATCAAACTTACTGGCTAGTTCAAATTCAACTGCTGCGCGATTTTCATTTGCCTTGCGATCCACATACCAAATTTCATCAGGGAACTTAGCGTGTGGATCTGCGCCAGCCGCACCGTCAAGGTATTTCTTCAGCGTGCGGATGCGGACAACCTTTGCACCGCCAAGATCATTGCCCGCCGTAATTAGATTAACTTGCAACAGCAAGGCGGTAATACTGCTGCCGATGTTGCTAACAGTCAGCGAAGGACGCGGTAGGCTTCCGGTGCTTGAGTAATCAAAGCCAGTTGCCTCAAGCGATAGGCGTACATATGCTTGGCCGTTCCATGTGATGTTGCCAGTTACCGCAGCATTGACACCATTGTGGAAATAATAAATAGCACTGCTGCCATGCAGAGTAGCGTCAAGATGCAACTGGAATAACTCGATGATGGCATTAGGCGCCAGCACGCTGAGGTCTTCATAGACCGCGCTGATCGCCTTCCATGTGACGCCACCGTCAACAACCGTGCCATCAATCAGCGTTGGCCATGCCGGTTGCGTAGCACCTGACGTGCCCGCCGTGGTGCATTGAAACACCAGGCCAAAGTCCTGCACCGTACTGGCCCGGACAATAGCGCCAACGGCATAGCTGGTAGTAGCAGCCCAAGCTGTATATGCCATCAGGGTTCGTACACTTCTCGGAACTTTACTTGAATTGTATTAAAATTACACGCACGCAATGTTACCTGCCACTCTTCGCAAACATATTTGCCTGCGCTGCCAGTTGGTGGTGTCCAATCAAAACTGTTGACACCTCCAGCAGTATCCAAGAAACTTGTGATCTGATCGCGTTCAGTGTCGGTGCGTTCTGAAAAGGAAAGCGTCCATTCCTTTGGGTCAACGTTCAATCCAAATGTCGCACGCATTTCATAGCCATCACCATATTGAATCTTTGAAACCCGTGGCTTGCTGGATTCCGTTGCTTCAAAGCTGGGTGTGAATGTAAAGGTTGCCATCAGGCCAACAATCCTCCAGGGCGCTTTTGCTTAACCAGTTCAGCCTGCACGCTAGCAGCAATCGCCCGGCCCAAGGCAGCCCCTTGACCGCTGTTGCCCTGCACGGTCGAGCCGGAGGCATCTACGTTGACCGTCACCGCCGTGCCACCGCCGCCGCCCTGCATCGCCACCGGGATGCGCCGGCCATCAGGTAGCGGCACGAAGGCCTCAGGCTTGCGTCCTTCGCCAAACATCGCCAGCTGGGGGGAATTGGCGATGCCACCTGATGCGTACTTCTTCAGAGGCATCGGACCGTCGCCGGTCATAATGCCGCCGTTGGCAAAAAATGATGTCCCCGAAAACGCTAGAGGATTGAAGCCAACACTGCTGGCGTTGAACTGCGTAAACCCAGCGCCACCACCTGCAAGAAAACCGCCACCGCCGCCACCGCCAAAGCCAATCGCCTGCATGATTTGCTTAAGGACTAGCTGCTGAATAATCATCCGTGATGTCTCTTGAAGGATGCTAACTGCAAATTCACGGAAGTTTGCAGTGCCAGTAGTTACCAGCGAAACCAGTGCATCTTCGATACCCTTAAAAGCTTGCTGACCAAGGTTAGATAGCGCATCACGCATGGTGCCAATCTGCTCGATGTAACCTTTTAGTCCATCCTTTAAGCCGCCCATGATGTCGTTGTTGTATTGCAACGCACGGGCATTCTCATACACCGACTCAGTAGCCCTATCAATCGCTTCGCCTTGGCTAGCGTAAAGCTCTGCAAAATCTTGCTGATAGGTCTTGTTTACTAGCGCAACGTTCGCGTTTGATAATTGATTAATTAAATCAAAAAATGGAGTTGCGTCTAGCGATCCACCAGCTTTCTCAAAATCAGCGATTAATTCCCTTACGTTCTTCCTAAGATCCTCGACTTGCCTTGCGCTTTCAATAATTGCCTTCTGGCCACTTAGCTCCAACTGCTTAACTGGCGACGCCGTAACAACTTGAGTAGACAATGTAACATCTTGAACGCTTCTACGCAGTTGCTCTTGCAGATCCATTCCCCTTTTCATCAGGGTGGCGCGCTGCTCTAGGAGCCGTTCCTGCTCAGTGGCTGCACGCTTGGCATCAGCTTCTCGCTTCCTAGCTGCTGCCGCTGCATCTTTATCTGCTTTGCTGGTGTCAAGTTCCATGTTGCGGCCGCCGGTGCGCCGACCCGTACCGGGGGATGCTGCTGATCCAAAAGCCAGCTTGTTCAGGTCAGCAATGCCTTGCTTCGCTTCTGCAAAACCACTACTCACGCGTGTGGTAATGGTTTTGAATGCCGCGCCAAAGTCGCCAGCAAATGCCTGGCTTGCGGCTTGTGCTGCCGCAACTATGTTTTTGATCAAGATGTCCACCGCTTTGACCACGGTGTAAATCGCCACGGCAAGGCCGCGAATCACGCCTTCGATGACCTTGAACAGCGCCGTCCAATCTTGATCGGTATCAAACAGATCGCTAAAGACTTCAAGGATTGACTGCAACGCCGGCAGCAACGCATCAGTTAGCTCCAGCCCGAAGCCCTGCGTCTTGATGCCAAGCTCCGTGATCGTGTCGTTGAACAGATCCGAACGCGCCGCAAAATCCTCGCCCACCTTGTAGGTGAACTTCTCCATGCTGGCCGCGCCTTCATTCAGCAGCGGGATCAGCTCGGTGCCAGCTTTGCCAAACAATGCCACCGCTGCAGCAGCTTTCTGCGCACCGTCAGGCATGTCAGCAAAGCGATCGGCGATCTGCTTCAGCGCCTTGTCAGCCGGCACCACCTGGCCATTGGCGTCTTTGACATCAACGCCCAGTGCCTGAAACTTCCGCGCTAGATCTTCGTTGCCCTCCGCCGCCTTCACCAGGTTCACGTTGAGCTTGGTCAGCCCTTTGCCTAGGGTGCCCATGTCCACGTCCGCCAGCTTGGCTGCGTTGCCGATGCCGATCAGTGCGGTGGCAGCTACGCCACTTTTGGCCTGCAGGTTGAAGAGTTCATCGCCTGCGTCAATTGATTTTTTCACAATGGCGCCCAGGCCAGCCACAATGGCGCTGCCGGCGATTGCTGCACCGAAGCCGGCCACCGCACCCTTGAGGTTGTTGAAGCCCAGCGCAGCGTTCTTGGCCTGGCCCTGGAGGCCCTGCAGCGAATTGCCCAGCCGGCGGATGTTGTTCTCGCCCTGAACGTCCGCCTTGATGCGGAGCAGCGCGTCCAGGTTCATCGCCATGTCAGCTGCTCCGCGAGTTGATCGTGGCCATCGCCGCTGCCTCCATCACCTGCAGGTCCTCCAGGAGCGCACGTTGGTCCTCCACTTCGTACATCATAAACAGCCAAGCCACTGCCGCATAGTCCAGCCCGAGCACCCCGCTCATCGTAGTGCGCCACTGCGTCTGGCAGCGCAGGAACATGACCATCGCTGGCCAGTTCTCCTCCCACACCTCAAAGTCATCGGTGCGGGGTTGCTCTGGTAATGCCAGGCCAAACACTGCTGCATCAGCTTGCGTCTCATCCTTGACACCGCCGCCGGCCCAATGCTCGGCGGCCTCTGTCAGTTTTTTCTCTTGGCTCCCTTGATGCTGTCCATGTAAGCCTTGAGCACCGCTACCGCAAGGAAGGGCACCTCCAGCAGCTGATGCAGCGCCTTCTGGCTAAACGGGATCTCCTTGCCATCATCGCCAGTCACACCTGA